TCTCCTTCCTCTTTCGCTTTCGACGCTTCGTATTACGATGATGCGGGTGCGTCTGCGGGTAGCGGGTCTCGCCTTAAATTTCGGACACGCGAGCTTGCAGAATATGCAGCAAAGCAATTCATTGATATTTGGAAAGACATCCAGATAGCATAGGATATAAAGGTTGCCTGCCCTTGTCTCCTTCCTCTTTCGCTTTCGACGATTCGAATTACGATAATGCGAATGCGAATGCAGGTAGCAGGTCTCACCTATGTTACAATACTTCAGTGGGCAGGAACCTCACCTCTTGGTGGAAAATGACAATTCAAACGGTGTCGGTAGGGCTTATCCGAAGACTCTTATTAGAAACAAAGGCTTATGAAACGATTTGGAAATTTATACTATCGTATTTGTGACATTGATAACCTTTACCTTGCATATACCAAAGCAAGAAAAGGCAAGGGAAATACTTATGGGGTCATTCAATTTGAGAAAGAACTGGATGACAACATAAATGCCCTTCATGAGGAACTGTCAGAGGGTAAATACGTTACTTCTGAATATCAAACTTTTATCATACATGATCCTAAGAAACGTGAAATATACCGGCTCCCTTTCCGTGATCGCGTTGTTCATCATGCGATAATGAATATCCTCGAAGATATATGGACTCCAATATTCATTTCACATACTTATTCGTGTATTAAGGGCAGAGGTATCCATGGAGTAATGAAACATCTAAAGAAAGATTTGAAAGATATCCAAAATACAAAATATTGCCTGAAAATGGACATTCGTAAATACTATCCGTCAATAGATCATTTGATACTTAAGAATATTGTCCGAAAGAAGATTAAGGACAAACGTCTTCTTGAGTTACTCGACGGTATTATTGATTCTGCTCCAGGAATACCTATCGGTAATTATCTTTCGCAGTTCTTTGCAAACCTGTATCTTTCTTATTTTGACCATTGGCTTAAAGAAGAAAGGCGCATAAAGTATTATTATAGATATGCTGATGACATGGTAATACTTGCATCAAATAAAGAAAAACTTCATTCCCTGCTTGGAGATGTGAAATCATATCTGCACAATAATCTTCATCTGGATTTGAAAGACAATTATCAAATATTCCCGGTTGACAATAGAGGAATTGACTTTGTAGGCTATGTTTTCTTTCATACCCACATTCTCATGCGAAAAAGTATCAAAAAGAATTTTTGCAGGAAAGTGGCAAAGTTAAATAAGAAGAAAACCGTACCTCATGATTACAAGATGGCTATTTGTTCATGGATAGGATGGGCAAAGCATTGTAATTCAAAGAATCTAATAAAAACTATAATCAAAAATGAAAAGGTTCTCTGATTTTGGGATAGAAATCAATGCGGGGTGCAATATATTCCCAGTGCAGCAAATATCAATTACAGATATTCTTAACTGCGAGATAGAGGTACTTGATTACGAATCGGGAGTTAAAACCAAACATGGAGACAACCGTTACGTAGTCAAGATAAAACATGAAGGAACGGAATGCAAGTTTTTTACTAATTCCACTCCGATAAAAGAAGCACTTGGTAAAATATCAAAAGAAGATTTCCCATTTATGGCAACAGTACGGGTTAAAAAACTTGGTACTGGTAATAATAAAATGTATTATTTCACTTAAAAACAAAAAAAATATGGCAATGCATACATGGTTTGAATGCAAAATCCGTTACGAGAAAGTAATGGAAAATGGAATGAACAAGAAGGTTACCGAACCGTACCTGGTAGATGCCCTCAGTTTTACGGAAGCGG